GATTTAATATATGCAGCAATAGCTGTTGCATTACCACTTGCATCTACTTCATTGACACCCGTTTCTTGTGCCCAGTATTTAGATGATCCATAAGTATTAGTTACACCATTAATAGTTGGAAATGTTGGTGTCCCAGTTCTATTATATTGTGTTGCATAAGGTAAATCAAAAGTAACTGCATCATTATAAGTTGTTCTAGCTAATGTTCCAACCGACCAAGTATTTTCAACAAAGTTATATACAACGTTTCTGTCTACTTGAGTTGATCCTGATTTTGCATAATTCCAACCTACTTCATTATATAAAGAGTTATGATAAGCATAAACTATTTGACTCGAATCGTAATTAATTCCTAAATTATCTCCAACACTTGTAAATACAAAGTCTTCAACTAATGATGGTATTTGTTTAACTGTTCCGTCAAATGCAAAGAATCCCCCACCATATCCCATCCAAAATACAGCACCTTGTGCATACACCATTGCATGTTGACCAATACATCCACAATTTGTTCCAACTTGTCTAATTGAGAATGTAAATGGAGGTCCAACAAACTGAATTGTATAAGCTGCTTGATCTGTTAAAACTAAAATATAATCTTTACCTTGTAATGCTCCTATAATCTCGTTGCCCGTATCTAGTCTAAATGTACCAGCAGTATTAGTTACTGTTGGATTCCAAGTGTTAATATCTTCTTGATTTGAAAATCTTATAAGCATAGGGTCTTGTGTTGTTGCATCACCAATTGTAGTTTCTGTTCCAAATAAAAATAAATGTCTATCTCTATCTGATACAACAGAACAAATTGAAGCTGTTGGAGCATTTGCAACAACTGTAGCTCTTATACTTAATCTACCTGCAGCAGATGGATCCCAAGTAAATGTTTTTCCATTCTTGATTGTAGCAACTAGAACCTGTCCATAGTTATCGAGTGACCAGGAGCCAGGGGCTAATGTAACGCTTGATGTTGATCTTTCAGTTCCCCAAGTTTCAAATCCCCATGTAGCTGTTCCCCATCCATAAGCTGGAGTTTGTGCAACTGGACCAATTGTTTCATATGCTTGAAAAGATAAAGTTCCACCTGTTGTAACACCAGTTCCAGTTTCAGATGTTGGCATTGTAAGAGTAAATGTAGATGCTGTCGGTACCGATTTAACTTCAAATGTATTTGTTGTAAAACTTGCTGATGTATAACTTGTAGTAGGTGCCCCTGGAGTTGTTGCTGCAGAAAATATTAAATAATCTCCTATTTGTAATCCATGACCTGCTTTTGTAATTGTAACTGTTGCTGATCCAGTAGTTGATGTATAAGTACATCCTGTTACAGCAGTTTTAACTGGTGTAATATCAAAAAATTCAGACTCATAATAAATAGCTAATATTTTAGAAGTTCCTATAGCTGCATATTTTTTACCATCTAATGCCGTCCACGTATGCTGGTCACGCGCTGGACCTGCTAAGGTGCTAGCAACGAGTTGCTGGAATCCACCTATTTTTTGAGGTTCACCATACCTAAATCTAATATTATCACCATCAATCCATTGCCCTTCGGCTCCGGTTGCAGTTTGTTGTTTATTAAATCCAGGTTTAAATTGTATCTTTTGTAAAGGCATAACTTGTTATTATACACAAATATAGCCTAAACGCTATATTTAAAGGTTTTCTTTTAAACTTTGTCTAATTTTAGTAATATAATTAATATTAAGTATTATTCTAGCATCTGTGTCAGTTTGTGAAACAGCCCTATGAAGGTTATTTGACTCAAATTTAAATAGTCTATTTTCTACGGACATAATCTTTTTATTGGGTTTTTTAAATTCAGTATATCCATTACAAGTGTTTATATACATAATAGCGGTTGTATGTTTTAAATCAGTATCTAAATGATCAGTATGATAAGGACTTTTAGTAACTTTATTTCTATTTAAAGTTAGATTAGCCTTTATTCTTAAAATACTTTTAACATTTAATTTATTTAAAATAGGACTTAAATGTTTAAAAAAGTCAGAATTAATTTTATCAAATTCACAAAATAAATGAGACATATGAGAAAGATTGTCTCCTGGTACAGAATCTTTTTGATAATACCAAGAAAAATTAGGACTAATTAATAATTCTTGTATAGATTTAAAATCTTTTTTATCAATAAAATTATCTATTAGTTTCATTTAAAAGTAGTTATTAAAACTATTCTCTCTCCTTTTTTAGGATAATATTGATAATGAGGGGTGTTTTCAAAACATATACCTCTAAATTTTTTAGGAGGTATTTCTTTTATTATCTTATTTGATTTATTTAATATTACTGTTTTAGATTTAGAATCGGCATCATTCAAATATATAAGTAATTGTTTATGTGAAAAATCGTGATCTTGATGTGTAGGTCCTTTATTACCATTATTATATGTTAGATTAATACACATTCTAAATATTTCAGAATACTTAATGTTAAATTTATTAAAAAAACATTCTATTATTTTTATAGCTTCTGGATATATAAATGAATTTTGATAAGGTTTATGTTCTCTTTCTTCTATTCTAGAAACAATAACATGATTTAAAAACTTTTCTTTAACTGAAGGAGCATACTGTTCTAAATAATATGGAAAGTTTGAACTTAAAATAAAATTATTTATGTAATCTTTACAATCTTTTGTAAGAAAATTATCACTTTGTTTAAAAAACATTATTTAAAATTATCACCAGTAATCCATGCAACTAAAGAATTTCTTTCTCCTTTAGTAACTTTAGTTACTTCATGCATAACATAACTTGGAAATAAAATTAATGTTCCTTGTTCTTTAATAATTTTTATTCCTTTTTCATCTTCATATAAAATTAAATCGCCGCCTTTATAATCTTTAGGGTCAGTTAATTGAATAGATAAAGATAGTTTTCTAACATTAATTCCACACATTCTATCTACATGTTTTTTATATGCTCCTTTTGGAGCTTTATAATTTGTAAACTGTAAACCCTCAGCAAAATGAGAAATATGAAATTTAAAATATGTGTTGTTTAACATAGTAATAGTATCAACAAGTTTTCTATATAACCAGTCCGTGTCTTGATTAGGATACAACCAAGTTATATCACTATCTCTATATGTAAAATTAATATCATTTCTTCCACTACCAAAAACAGACCCTTTACTTTTAGATAAATTATTTGCATATTTAATAATTTTTTCACATTCTATTTTTGATAGAAATTCTTTTTGATATGCCCAAGATTGAACTTCATCTGATTTAAACGCCCACGTAGGATTTATTTCTTGTTTCATCATTAGTTTATAGTAACACCTTCATACTTATACCAGCATGGAATTGTATACCTTACTCCTTTCTTTATTTTTTTAACTTCATGTTTTATTTTATTACCTTCAAAACCAATGATAGTGTTTTTAATTGGTTTAAAAGATTTTTTACCTACAATTGTTTCTCCTCCAACAAAATCATCATTTAAATATAAAATACTTGTAAAAGGATGATATTCAAAATCTAAATGTCTATCTTGATTTTCTCCTGTAGGCCATTTTACTATTTGAAAGTAATTAATAGTATATTTTTTATTAACACTTTTTCCAAATTTTTCCAATTTGTCATGCATCTCTTTAATAATAGAATTATACATTACTTTAGAACAAGCTATTACTTCTGTATTTCTATGCATAAAAGAATGATCTAAATTTAAATTAAAATTTTGTATATGGTAATATAATAATAAATTTGATTGTTCATTTGTTATAAAATTATTAGTTACTTTCATTGTTTGTTATTTGTTTCAATAAATTCTTTATGTTTAGGATAGTATTTACCTTTTTGATAATTTAAAAAATTTATTATTTTTGTTTTAGTTATGTTTTTAATTGTATCATTTTGAATGTTATATTCAAGTTTAATTTTATTTTTATCAAAATGACCTATGCCTTCCAAAACTATTGCAAAATTACTTTCGGTAAATAAGTTATAATTACCATCAAAATCTTCTCTAATAGGTAATCTATTTTTCCAAATCTCTAGTTTATCTTTTAAACTATCAGTAAGGTTTATTTTATAATCTTTCCAAAATTTAGAATTATTTTTTTTTACTTTGTAATGAAGTAGTACAAAATCAACAATGTTTTCTATCACTCCAGTCATTACTTTGTTATAGCGATTAATAGTATTTTGACCATAATTAGAAATCATATGCATTAAAATAAATGTTTGTTGTATAGAACTTCCTATTGAAGAAGCTTCCATTGGCTCAATAAAACTTCCACTTAATCCAATAGCACAACAATTACCTATCCAAAATTTGTCTAAAGTACCTGCACTAAATTTAATATTTTTACCTATTTCTATTTTTCTTTTTAAATATTTTTCACATTCTAATTTTGCTTTTTCAGCTGTTATGTAATTATTATCAAATACATAACCATTTCCCCATCTTCCTTGCACAGGTATTCTCCACATCCATCCAGCATCCATAGCTTTGGCTAATGTATGACTAGAATAATAATGAGTATCAGGTGTTTGAAAAGCTATTGCTTCATTCATTGGTAAATATTGATTTAATAATTTATATTTAGCACCTAACTTAGATATCAATAATCTTTTAAATCCAGTTGCGTCTATAAAAAAATCAAATTTATATTTTTTTCTTCCTTTAATATAATTAATTTTATTATTTTTAATTTCTATATCTTTAATAAAATCTTCTATTATTTTAATATTTCTTAATTTACATTGATGAGTTAAAAAATTATTTAATTTAAAAGTATCAAAATGATATTGATTAGGAAAAGACGTTACATCTATTCTATCTTCAAAAGCAAAACTTGAAGTAAATTCTTTTCTTTTTATATTATTAGAAAAAGCATAACCATAACCAGCTAAATATTGTCCATATCTATTTTCATTAATTTGATTTACATTATGAAAATATTTTTCTTTGGTCCAACCATCAAATAATACACCATACTTAAATGTAGCCCCTGTTTGAACTAACATTTGTTTCATATCGAAATCACAAAAACCCATAAAATTATTCCAGTGTTCAGTGCTTCCTTCACCAACACCAATAATACCAACATCATCAGATTTAATAATTGTAATGTTTATATTAGGGAATCTTTTTTTAAGAATTAATGCAGATATTAATCCAGCTGTTCCTGCTCCAACTATTCCTATACTTTCTATTCCTATACTTTTCATTAAAATTATTTACTATATTTTTTAATTAACTATTCCTATACTTTCTATTCCTATACTTTTCATTAAAATTATTTACTATATTTTTTAATTAATGTAAAGTAAAGTAAATATATTATATAGATGTATAATGTTTCCAAGTTGTAGTAGCTTCGTTCCAATAATAACCTTCACCGGGAATAGGTGTAGGGGGTTCCCATTTACAAGTAGTTTCATTTAATGTCCAAGATGCGTAGGGTTGTGGTCTTATAAAAGCATCTCTATCAGAATCATATACCATTCCAATAGAAGCATAATTTTTTCTATATAATGCTTCTCCAGTGGTTTTATCATAATCTGTTTGTTTCCAATTAGAATGATTAGTTAAATTTTTTAAATAAGCTATACCGACAAATTCACTTTCTGGATAATTTCCTCCAGCACAATCACTATTAGCAACTGACTCTACTGAAATTACAATGTTCTCACTATCTAATTTTGCAAATTTTGCCATATTAAGCTGCCTTATATTGATACCTTATTATTACAACACCAGAGCCCCCCGGCATTCCATTATTACCATTGTGTACTCCTCCTCCGCCGCCGCCGCCGAGCCCATCTGTTCCTGAAGTTCTAGGTTGTCCTCCTGTTCCTCCTCCACCTGCTCCACCAGCTCTAGTGTGAGACACAGAACCACCTCCTCCACCGCCAGCGTAAAAAGTTGATGAACCTGTTATTGAAGATTGAGAACCTGTTCCTCCAGCTCCTCCGTTAGAAGCACTACCTGCTCCGCCAGAACCACCTGCTCCTCCTCCACCGCCGCCTCCGAAAGCTGTACCTTCGTGACCTGATCCGCCTGGGTTTCCTTCTGATGGAGAATAACCTCCCGAGTTTCCTGAACCTCCATTACCTGGGCCAAAGAAATATCCTCCGCCGCCGCCAGAACCTCCAGATCTACCATTTCTTGTTGGTTGTTGTCCAGCAGCACCTCCGCCGCCAGATGCTGAATTAGAAAATACAGATGAAGTATTGCCATCAGAACCATTGTCTGCTCCAGCACCACCACCACCGACAGTTACGCTATATGAGGTTGTTGTAGCATCAGTTTTAGATAATTGTCTAAAACCTCCAGCTCCTCCGCCACCTGTATCTGCGCCTCCACCACCTCCAGCGACTAATAAATATGAAATTGAATTTGTAACAGGATCACTTGCTTCTTGTGTAATTGTAAATGTTGAGTTACCTGTAAATGTATGAACTTTAAAAGCACCATCTTCTGTAATTGTGCCACCTGTGGCTACCCAAAATCTTTTTGGTGCTCCAAAACCAAATCCTCTTGCTGATGCAGCTCCGAATGTAGATTGTAAAGGCATTCTTTCTACTCCTTATTTAAATTGCGTTAATGCTGCTAAAATTGTGTAAGTTGATGCTGCTGTCTTAAGAGCTGTGTAAGTGTAGACATCATTAGATGAAGCGTTTCCAGCTGTTGGAGCACTTCCATTTTGATAAACAACTGTAACGTTTGTAGATGTGCCATCAACTAAAACAGATGTATTGTAATATGTAGTGTTGCCTTGTTTTGTGATTAATGCAACTGTTGCAGATTCACCAGTATTTAAAGCCGCGTTTAATGCAGTTGAAGCATTTCCTCTTAAATTAACTGTAAAGTTTGCACCTAAGTCAACGTTTTGAAAATAAACAGCTTGAGTAAGTACGTCATATGTAAATGATGTT